GCGGCAGAATTTTCAGTAACTGCTGTAACACCATACACATAATCATAATTGCACACTCTGTTGAACTGGCATAAATACCCTAAGTTATTAGAAATCAGTATTCCAGCGTTTTGACAATTTCTGATATGAAGATTTAAAAAGCTACACATTACACCAGAATATAACGCTATACCATTAGCGCACTTATTATAGCCATCAATCTCCATCTTTTCAATTATAACATTAAATATATAATTTAATGAATTAATAAGGAAGCCTGCACCATTGTTATTAAATATTACAGTAGTCAGTCCGTCACTAGAACCATTAGTATTCTCACCAGTTTGGCCAAATCCATCACCGTAAATATGCACAGCCTTACTAATTGTAAGTGGTGAAGTTATTAAGTATTTGCCCTTTGGCAAATAAATTTCTGTATTATCAGAACCCTTGTTTAACAAGTTTTGGATGATAGCCGTATCATCTGTAACACCATCACCCTTAGCACCATACATCTTAACATTAGTGCATCCGCTTTCAGTTACTGTTGCCATAATATTACCAACCGCAATATCACCGCCTTCTGCAACTAGAGTATAATGACCGCCGCCGCCATCACCCTTAGAGTAAAATCCTAACGTCCTAACGTAATTACCTACACGCATTTCACCATTTTTAACAGCTTCAGCAACATCAGCCATAGTGTCAAAAACTCTATTAGCTTTAGCGTCTTTAATAGGAAGGCTCACACCCTCAAGCATAATATTAGCTACATTATCCATATTATAGCTCCTTTTCTTTTAATGTCAAAACCAATGTCTCTGTTTCACTATCATAAACAGTATCAACGAAGTATTTATGAATTTCTTCTCTAACTAAGGCTTCAAAGCTATTATTGATAGCTTCAATAATTTCATTCATCTTTTCAGTAAGCTTGCACAAATTCTCATAATAGCTCAAACTATCTTCATAGCTTGTTGGCAAAACTTTCTGACAATGCCATCTAGGGACTTCCTTCAAATTAATGCTCATACTACCAACCACCTTTCTACCACAAATTCATAAACAAATCACTGAACTCACCAATGACCTGCATATCAATATTTAAAAAGCTCTGTCTAAATTCCATCAGCAAAGCACTCATACTAGCACCGTCTGACTTACCCACAATTTTCTCCGTATATACCTCACTGTCATCATGAGTAGTTGTATTAGCGGTATCACTTAATAAGTGAGCAGTATTGCTTTCACTGCCATTATACTTCTCAATACTACTATCACTAGCACTGCCTGTTGTATCAATCTTCCTAGCATTAGTAAGGTACTTCATTTCTTCCAGTTCAGTAATAGCGCCCTGTGGTGTATCACTATACAAATCAGTGCTTCCGCTAGTTTCACTAGAGTTTCCATTGCTAGTTCTACTGCTCTCACTAGTTCCGCTGTCAGTGTTAGTGCTATCTGTCCTACCAGTTTCCTGCTTACTACCAACACCCTTCTTATCATACGTCCTACTATAATCAACATTCTTAAGCGGTTCAATCTTAATCAGCTCACTCTCATATAACTGATTATAATACGGCATAATCTCTTCAAGCCTAGTGTTCATCCATAACTGCCAAAGCCCAACAGTCTCTGCTCCAATCTCCCTAGTATAATAATGTTTGAGAATCTTCTTATAGAGCACCTTCCTGTAATCTTCATCAAACATCTTCACCCTGCTGGTAATCACCTTATCCCAGCACTTCTCCAACACCTCATCAACCTCACTGAACCCAACGCTCTCTACAAGTCCAGCTTTTTGTTCACACACATACCTAACCTCTGTAGTATATTTACTCACCTTATCACCGCCTTTCTTTACTCATTAAACGCAACAGCAATAACAAACAGAACCAGCACAAATATCAGCCAAGCCGCCACCTCAGTCAACAAACACACCTTCTTCCTCATCCTTCTTCCCACTATCATCAACCTCATCTTCCTCAACTTCTTGATAATCAGCGGCATAGTCAACACTAATACTAGTACCAAACATAGAATTAATCTTCTCAACAGCTTCTTGTCTGCTTCTCAATCTACTATACCTAGCACTGATAGTATCCCCTTGTGACATAATGGCTTCCTGTGTTATCATTCTTTCTCTCTTATCATTAACAGCGTTGATGCCCAAATAATTCAATGCTTCAGTCCATAAGTTTCTTTTCATTTCATAAATCCTATCAGCAACATAAGGCGCACCAGTATTTAACACTTTCAAGCTGTTTTGGTCTAGCATCTTATCCCCAAAGATAAAAGGCTGATTACCATCGTACTCCTTATACATGTTAATCATTGTCATTCTTTGCTGTTCATTCGCAGTTACCATCACAGGTGTTTTTTGAGCATTACAGTTCACATCAATAACCCTATCCAGAGTATAAAGCCTTCTAGCAAATAAATCTACAGCGTTATAACTACTCATCCTTAGATAGTTATTCCAGATAATAACGCTATCCTTATCGCTCAACTGTCTCTGATATTTATTATACTTACTATAGGCTCTCCTTTTCATAGGGTCACCATAAACATTAAGCATACTCTGTGGTAAGCAATTCAAGCATAAATCGCCCATCACTTCATCCCTAAAATACACCATGCAATTATTATCAAAAAGTCCAAGCTCAATATATCTAGGGTCAACACTACTTGGCAAGCCTTTCCAGTCAAACATACTTATTGCCAGCTCTTTCAGCCTATAAAAATAATACTGATAACTCCTAATATTCAGCTCTGCGCTCTCATCAAACAGTGTCTTTTTCCTTCCCATATTCTCACCACCTTATGAAGGACTATTGTCCAAGCTATAGTCACCAATCTCATCACCGTTTTTCCAGAATGTAATACCATTATCATAAATTTGGCATAACTTCCGCATATCATCAGCTGGAAGGCTTCCTGTTGCTGTACACCCTATTGTTTTTACATAGTTCCAATGCGGCCTGCTTGCCCTGTTTGGATATTTTACCTGCCTTGTAGCATATCCAAACATTGTAAAGAAATCATCAATTATTCTTGCAAACTGATTTCTAATACACATATGATAGAAACTAAACTCAAACCTAGACAAACCAGCATTTAAACTATCACACTGTATTTGTCCATGTACCTGTGGCGGTGTATTTACAGCATCAACAGTTTGAGCTATCACATTAGTTACATGGCTAACTTTGCTAACCACACCACCAGCAACAGCAACTGGATTACCTGTAATAGCACCAGCCGCTATAGTCAAATCGGATGATACTACAGAAGCAATCGTACTGTTTGTAATAGTACCTTTATTTTGTGCAAACCATCTTTTAAAAGTATCGCCAACCCAAGAGCACTGTGGAAAGTTACTAATGGTAAGTCCACTGTCATAATCATCTGATACACCACGATACCACACTGGATACATAAGAACACAAGGCGTACTAACAAATACACCTGTAAACTTAAAAACAGGTTTGTCTGGATCTGTAAACTGCTCCCACCTGTAGTTAGCTGTGTTGCCATTATTGTTACTAACAGTCAACATATTATAAGGGTAACTGAATAGCTTTTTGTTTTTAGGAACATAGCCATCAATATTCTCATATCTTACTGATAATTGCTTGGTCATACTTGCTGGTGTAGTCGTACTAGCATCACCAAGCCAAGATGGATATTGGTACATAGTAATAACAGCATCTTCTTGGCCCTTATCCACAAACCCTTTCAGCAAAGCATTTAAGGCAACAGGATCATCAGCTGGTACACCTGCTATAACATTAAGTGGTGTATACATATGATTGATTGTTTTTCCTACTGCTGGGTTACCCTCACTTGTCTTAGATGTAAGTGCACATACGTTCATATCACCCATGTTTACAGCTTCTTTACTGCTTATAACATAATCACCAAGCTCTAACTTTTCTGGTACTAGATTATTAAACAGTTCATCATTTACACTGTGCTCTCTTTCAACAAAGCACATTTCTGGCTGGAACTCAAAAAACCAAGTCTGCATCACATCCAGCTCAAAGGTTATTTCACTGCACTCATTATTGACATATTCAACACTTGTAATAAAAGCATAGAACCATTTAGAACCGAAGTTGATATTTTGAAACATCATGTAATTACAGTCATACAAGTTGTCAGCATTAATTCCCACTCGTGAAACACCACGCTTAACACGCTGATATGTGTTAGCAGTTAAATTGTATTTCGTTTTGCCAATCAGATAATTTCTCTGTGCTGTCGCATCAGCAAAATAAATTGTGTGGTCATAGGTGTTATCCAGAGGAACATTCTTTAAAATCCTTATTGTAGTGTTCGGCTCAATATACATATCGTTCACCCTTCTATGAAGGGCGGCATTACACCGCCCTGTTTATTGTCACTGCTTAGTTAAAGTTAGAGTGTAACCAACATTATTATTGCCATGAATAGCGTTAGTTGTTATAGCACTACCTGTTGCTGTATACAAAGTGTCCTTAATGTACACTTCTAGCGTGTAAGCAATATTAACTTTATCCGCTGGAATCATAATAGCTCCATACTTGTGCATAGCTACACCATCATTAACCATTGCTTTTGTCTGGGCAAAAATAGTGTTGTTCGGCTTAAGTGAAGCCCCATCAGCATCAGCATTAAGCGTTAGCACAATAACATCTTCTGAAATATCCTTAGCGGTAACTTTTACAGTAATCGTGTCTGGCAATGTAATTGTAGCCGTATCCGTCACAAACGCCACCGCATTAGAAAACGGTGAAGAGCTAATGGTTTTCCAAACATGATAGAAATAATTCCAATACAGCCCACTGGCAACATACTTCTCAGTAAACTTAGCATTGTTATCATAAACTTGGAACCATTCAGTGTCAACCATAACAGCCTTAACATCTTTCATAAGTGCAAGTTCTGCCGCTGTCACCTCTTCAAGACCGTCACTGTTAGCTCTGATAACATTGAACCTATCATTATCAAACGTTGTCCAGTCATCAATCAAATGAAGATTACCCATGAAAGTAGCCTTATCCATATTAAAAGCGGAAGCCAGCACATTAACATCATACTTCGCATTGTACATAGCATCCATAAAGATAGCCTGTCTTTCCTTAGGTGTAGTAGTCTGTACACCACTAGCGTTATACTCCTTCTTCATGAATGTAAGCAGATTAGAAATACCTCTGTACTTCTCAGCCGCAACGTGCAAATCTGCATCAGTACCAACACTAAGGGGATACATCTTGCCGTGGGACACAGCTTTAATAAGCAGATACTTAAACAGCAAATACTCGTCATACTCGGCGGCTGTGTAAATACTATCTACAATCTTAGCAATTAAAGTTGTAACACCACCCTCATTCAAGAATGCAAGCCTTAAATCCTCATCCTGTATAGTAACAGGATACATTACTCGCCAGTTCATTGCATGGAAAGCACTTCTCACATCTGGCAGTGTTCTCTTTAACTCTCTGGCTTCACCCTTCTCTGCGCTGTAATCAACCACCTTAGCGATATTAACAAAAATCTCTTCAATAGTTTCACCAAACTCCAGAAAGCCCTTCTTAAGTGCCGCATAGGGATTATTAAACGTTGCACTGTTAACTCTAACCAATGCAATTCTGTTCACCAGTGCATTTAAAAACTGGTTCGCAAAAGCTGGTGTACCATAAATAATCTCACCAACCTTGGGAATGTCACTAGCCTTCGTTACAGCTGGTACATTCTGCTGATAATCATAGCTGGCATTCTGTCGAATAACATTTAAAATGTCAATCGTCGAAGCCTGCAAAGTTGAAACTGCTACTCTTTTAGCCATTTCTCATTTCTCCTCTCTACTCTGTTTTAAACAGGTCTGCAAATGTTTTGGGTGTATTGTGATTGGTATCATCTGGCTTGTCATTGTCATCATCTTCACCAGTGTCACCATTGTCACCGTCATTAAAAAATCTTTCTTTGTACCTCTGTTTCCAAGCTTTGTCATTTTCTTCGTACTTATTCTTCCAGTCTGTTTTATCCTTATTCTTTTCCTCATAATCATTTAAGGTGTCTGTGAAATCTTCCAAAAGGGTTAAAGCACTCTCTTCAGTGCTATCACCTATTGTCACCTTCAAAGCGTCTAACAATTCATCCCTTGATTTAACACTCATAACTTACCCTTTCATCATAGAATTAACTAAGCCTTGTATAACATTATAACTATACCCAGCCTGTGTTAATTTAATCTTCCTTTCGTCACCAGTGCCCCACATACCTTTGATAACCTCTCTGGCAATCTCTTGGTTATCCTTCAAGATATCCCCATTCAGAATAAGATTAACTGTTGCCTGTGCGATATTATAGTCATACCCTTCACTTTCAAGCTTCTTCTTTCTTTCTTCACCATTGCCGTACCTTCCAGAAATAACTTCTCTTGCGACAGTATAATATGTTTTCATTTTTCTAGCATCACCAGCAACACCCTTATACCTTAAATGTACATCCCAGCCACCAGCATACTCATAATACTTTCTTCGACAAATCTCTTTTCCTGTCTGGTCACCTGTCTTACCCCCACTAACCTCACCACGCTCATTAATGGAAGCGTGTACAATGTCAGTCTTACTTACGCTCATAACAATATGCTTTCTTCTTTTCAGATGCACATCACCAGCTTTCCAAGGTGCTTTACAATCTACAAAGCCGCACCGTCTTAACTGTGTTTCAATATTACCAGTCCAGCTACTAGGATTTACATCAAAGCCGCCTTCAAATAATGCTGTTGCTACCAATGAACTACAGTCATAATCTGGGCCATTCCTATACACTTGGTCATACCCATGACTATTATCATTAGCTGTGTCAAGCATAAACTTAACAGCTCTTTCAATATCTCCCATGCATCACTCACCATCCTTCTTATTAATATGAAACATTTCCATCAGCTTCTCTGGAAGCAAGTCTGGATTAATTTTACTAATATTTTCCAAGATGCTAACCAGTTCAGTAGTGCAAGCATAAAGAATAACAACAGGCAAAATATTCACTCCAAACTGAAATCCAATAGCCTGCCCTTCTGTGTCAACCAGCCACGCCACAAAGTAGCACAGAATGAAGCCGAACTTCTTAAACATCCCGTCCCGAAGTTTGGATGACTGAATGTCTTTGGCTTTAATGGCTGTGAAGAATCCTGTTACTAGGTCTAGTGCGTTGAAGATTAATGCAATAATGATTGTGTGTAGTGCTGTCATGTGCTCACCTCTCTTTCTAGGATGAATTATAACACAGGGCTTGACAAATTGCAAGAGCTTTGGTAAAATTATTTATATATAGAAGGGAGAAATATTTATGAGCGGTTATTATGACGGCACTAAGCTTTTGAGCTTAAAAGACTTGAATGGTTGTGACCCAGAAATTTATATGTGTACCACAAACAGGACAGGTGGAAAGACTACCTATTTTAATAGGCTTGTGGTGAATAAGTTCTTAAAGGGACAAGGAAAGTTTGGTCTGCTTTATAGGTATAATTATGAGCTTGATAACATTGCTGATAAGTTCTTCAAGGATATTAACACTCTCTTCTTTCCAGATAAAGAAATGACAAGTGAGAGAAGGGCTAATGGTATTTATCATGAATTGTTTCTTGATGATGTGAGCTGTGGTTATGCTCTTACGCTTAACAGTGCTGACCAGATTAAGAAAATGTCACACCTGTTTAGTGATATTAACAGAATGATTTTTGATGAGTTTCAGAGTGAAACTAATCATTATTGTAATGATGAGATAACCAAGTTCTTAAGTATTCACCAGAGTATTGCAAGAGGACAGGGTAAACAGCATAGGTATGTACCTGTGTATATGTTAGGTAACTGCGTTACCTTATTGAACCCATATTATACTAGGATGGGAATAAGCAATCGGTTGAATGATGGTGTGAAGTTCTTAAGGGGTGATGGTTTTGTGTTGGAACAGGGTTATATTGATAGTGCGGCAAAAGCCCAAGAGGAAAGTGGTGTAAGTAAGGCCTTTGCGAAGGATAAGTATATTGCATATTCAACGCAAAGCGTTTATTTGAATGATAATCACAGCTTTATTGATAAGCCTGCTGGAAGTAACCGTTATCTGTGTACGCTTAAGTATAAGGGTGGTTATTATGCTATAAGAGAATATAGTGAAGATGGTTATCTGTATTGTGATGACAGACCAGACATGACGTTTCCAAATAAGATTACTGTTACTACTGATGACCACCAGATTAATTATGTTATGCTTAAGAGGAATGATTTCTTCTTGGTGAACCTTAGGTATTTATTTGAAAAAGGGTGCTTTAGATTTAAGGACTTGATGTGTAAGGAAGTAGTCCTTTGTGCTCTGTCATATTGATAGGTATCTTCAAATGTTTTCTACTTTTGAGCTGATGGGGGCGCACTGTTGGAAGATACAGCCTTGAAGCTTATCCTGCTTTGCAACAGGCTTAAGTAGTACATTTGTTAAAGATATAGTAAGGGAGTAGATTTAGTTCTATACTCCCTTATTTTATGTGATTATTCACCTGTGCTACCAAAGCCGCCACGGTTTTTGTCTGGAAGGCTTTCTAGTTCAAAGAATCTAACGTCTGGCTGGTGCTTGATGATTCTGAACTGTGCTATTCTGGTACATGATTTTATTTCTGTATCTCTTAAGGCTAGAGCTGGAAATTTCCACACATCATGATTGCCACAATAGGTCTCATCTATTATGCCTATGCTGTTTGTTTGGATGATACCGTATTTAATGAAGGTTGATGAACGTGGTACAACAATAGCTTCATACCCTTTTGGTAACTTCATTGCTATACCTAAGTCAATTAGCTTAAATTCACCTTGTTTAAGTATTACATCTTCCTTGGTGCAAAGGTCTATCCAGTCACCACCCTTAGCTTGGAATGGTAAAGGTGTTCCGTCTTTTAAACTGATTGGAATAGTATACTTTGTTGGGTGTTCTATCTGGTGCTTTGTGATAATGTCTATCTCACTATATTTAACAGACACTTTTACATCCAGAAGATTACCTTCTCTATTCTTCATTTTTAATATTTCAAACAGTTCCGTTAGTTCTGCCCCTCTTGTGTAGATTCTGCCATCAATGTAGATATCAACGCGTGAGATATCCATTCTTCTACTTAGCATATTCATTGTTTTGTCAATTAAATCGTTCATACTGTTCTCCTATCTCATTTCATACCATGTGTTATTTAATACGATACCGCCTAAAATTCTTTTAGGTATCAGCTTGTCTGGTATCTTTAATCCAACCTTAAAATCTGTAAGGTCTCTGGTTATAAGCTTACCTTCTGTGTTAAATAAGAAAGCTTTCTCATCATCTGTCCACTCCCTTCCTTCGTCATATTTCCCTGTTAAGGATATTTCAAATAACTCTTTACTTCTATCTGGCATACCAGCACACTTTATATTGTAGAACGGCGTGTCTATAGGTTTAAGGTTTTTGTGTGTAACGTGTTCAATGTACGTTTTCTGTCTTGTAAATATTCCTTCGTCCCAACAGCTTTCAAGCTTCCAGCAACAGAAAGCATTATCATCAACCTTAATACCTTTTATCTCACTTGGCTCTAAATCACAGTGTATACTATCAGTATCAGCATATATAAAACCTGCTTTGTCCTTGCCGTAGTAATTAGCTTGTGCCGCTCTGATTGTAAAGTTACGGGCATAAGATGTTATTGCACTTCCAGCTGGAATATAACCAGCTTCTTTATTGTGCTCTATGATTGGGATGAAGCCAAGTACATTATCATCCTTTAAGTAAGCAACTTTGAATGAGCTGTCTGTGCTACTGGCAAGCTTGCCATAAAGATTGTTTAAAAACAACTTTGCAAGCTCACGTCTTGCACCTATACTTGTCATTTTTATGGTTTTATACTTGTCAATGTACTCATCAAATATACCCACCTGTGCATAGAACCAGCATCCATCTAGTATCTCACAATCAACCAGTTCATAGTGCTCTTTAAATAGCTGATAGTCTGTCATGGTCATTACCATTTCAATTCTTGTGTCTACTATTTTTCCGTCTAAATCTGTATAGTGAGTGTAATACTCTCCTGTCTCTTGGTCTTTCACATCGCTTGTTTCTAGCATTTCAGTCACATTGTACATGAAGCTGGTTTTAATCTGAATAAATGGTAACTTGTTTTTCTTAATATAAAACCTTGTTTTTAGCCTAACAAAGTAATACTTGTTATTACCTATAGCTTCATCTGGAATGTAATCACCCTTCCAGAATTTTGGTAATCCTATAGGGTATCTGTTACCACTTTCACTGTGCATCATTGACGGATATAGGGAGTTAACGTCAGCTGTTGTACCGTTTCTTTTTATCTGTCCTGTCTTAGCTGGTACGGCATAGCACCAACCACCACGATAAGAACGTCTGATATACTCACCTGCATTGCCTTGCCCATATAAGCTTCTGTCAATGTCTATGCTGTAAAGGTTAGGGAACATTTCATCATATTCAAGTGGCAACTTTAGTGACGTTTTACAGATGTTTTTGTACTCACTAAGGCAACAGCTTCCTATTGTAAGTTTATCGTGCCCCTCTTGAAACATTATTTCAATAGCTTCTTTTACCACCAGCACATCATTTGCAATATACTGTTTCTCCTCTTCCGTGATAGTGCAACCAGCATAGCGAAAGCCAGTGTATTCCATGTCTAGCTTTTTGTGCTTCGTTTTAAATTCTTCACCTATTTGCTTAACTGAAAATGGAAGCAACTTCAAGCTATCTCGTATTTCAATATAGCATCCACCTGTTTTGATAATAATGGTATACCACATACCTTTAGAAGATATGCTGTATTTAAATTCACCATTTTCCATCTCCTTTTCTTTTTTCCATTCAATGTCTAGCTGTGTTTTTCCATATTGTTTATATGCTTGCTTGTATTGTTTATCTACCATTAAATAGGAGAGCCAGAAAGAGCCGTCAAACTTTAAGTTATGGAAGTATGTTACGACATTACACTTTAAGGATAC